ATACAGGGCACAGCAGCGCATTGAGACAGCGCCGCCCGCGCCAATGGGGGGGCATAGGGGCAGGGCCGGACCCCACCCCACCCCAAGCGCCAAACAATTAAATCAACAATATCCTCCACGCAAACCGGAGGGGAAAATAGAACCTCTATAAGCAATACCTAATAAACGGTAGACATCCCACGGTCACACACGGGGGTTCTCTATTACTAGGACCATCTTAATGACAACTAAAATGTGTCTTGTATTGAAAAATAACGACACCCTAAAGGTTACCATTCCTAAACCATTAACGTTCCACCACAGGCGTTACAGAGCCTCTCAGAGGTACATATGATTAATACAGAGAAGCAAGCCAAATTTGTCGAATACTACGTTTTGACGGGTAATGCGACAAAGGCATACAAGATGGCTGGATATTCGCCGAAAGCTGCGGATGTCAACGGGCCAAATTTGAGAAAAAAACTTGCCGTAGAGATAGAAGAGGAGACTCGGAAGAGGGTGCAGGGTCTTGCCCCTATGGCGGTGGGATTTTTGGAGGAGTTGGCAAAAAACGCCCAATCAGAACAGGTCAGGCTAAAGGCGGTGATGGATATTCTGGATCGTTCTGGTTACAAGCCTACCGACAAGGTAGAGCAGACCGTCACTTATGACGATAAGACCACGGACGAGTTAAAAGCAGAGCTGGCTAATTTGATGGGTTTTGAGGAACCAATCCTCCAGTGAATCCACTCTACGGTAAACCAATGGTCCAAGAGCCTTTTTGGCTGCGCCGTGCCAAGGGCCAAACAAACTCTCCCGTCGTTAATCAGATGTGGCATCCAGATAAAGATACAGGCCAGATGCAAACTGTTTACTCAGGGACGCATCCGATGGGTCTTTTGCCCAATGCAAAACAGCCTTACCAGTCAAAAGCAATGTTGTACCCGACAATTCGCTGGAGATCCCCTGGGCTTGAAAAGTTACCGAACGACCGTGCTATCCAAGAGGCAATGGAAATGGAAGATTACATGGTGTTCCCAAATATGTGGGATGCAACAGAGTATTCAAAATCACTAAGCGCCAGTATTGAGCGGGAAGTTAGCCTTAATGATCAAATTTTGGGGAAAGTGTCGGAACGCCTCGGCATAAACGCATCTCGTTTGAACGACTTTGCTAATGTCGTAAGCGGCGTGGAAAGCAGCTACGGGAAAAACCTTCGTAATCCCGAATCGTCGGCCAAAGGCATCTACCAATTGACCGATGACACCTTTGTCACCGCAAAAAACAGGCTAAAAAATATAACGGGGAGCATTCCCCAAAGAATAAAAGACGCAGAATCTATTCTCGACTTATCTCCTGATGACCAAAAAGCACTCTTTTTTGCTCACCTGACGGAAGATAAAGGCAGTGACGCAGAAATTCGATCGTATTTGGAAGGGGGGTCTGGGAGAGACTTGTATGTGAAGCATCATTACAAGGGAGATCCTGACTTGAACACAAATAAAAGATTGGATGACTTCTTCGGCTAGTCTTGTCCAAGCCGTAGAGCTTGCGAAGATTATAAAAAATCGGGAACGGTTCGAGCGTCTTTATGCTTACGACCCTTACCCTTATCAGCAGAGGTTTCACGAAACAGGTAGCCAAGCCAACCAGCGGTTGCTTATGGCGGCTAACCGAATCGGCAAGTCCTACTGCGGGGCTATGGAGATGGCCTACCACCTAACAGGAATATATCCGGATTGGTGGAAAGGGCGTGTCTTCCATAAACCCATTACAGCTTGGGCGGGTGGTGTTTCTAACGAAACTACGAGAGACATTGTCCAAGCAGAATTACTAGGCTCTCCTGACGATCCCGAAGCTTTTGGCACTGGCTCGATACCAAGATCCTGCATTGTTAAGAGTGAGAGAAAGCCAGGGGTTCCAAATGCAAAATCCGTTGTCCTTGTTAAACACAAATCTGGTCTGAACTCGTCTTTATTCTTTAAAGCCTATGAAATGGGCGTGGATAAATGGCAGGGTCGATCTGTGGACTGCGTTTGGCTTGACGAGGAACCTAGCAGGGAACTTTATTCACAGGCAGTTACACGAACGCTGGATAGAAGGGGCATGGTGTATATGACCTTCACGCCTGAGAACGGAATGACTGAAACGGTTGCAAGTTTTATGAACAACCTACAAGTAGGTCAATCCTTGGATAACGCCACTTGGGATGATGCGTCTGAAAAAATTACGACCTTAAGTGGGGCAAAAGGTCATCTAGATGAGCAAATTATGGCTCAGATTTTGTCTGCATACTCCCCTCACGAAAGAGAAATGCGGAAACACGGCAGACCATCTATCGGTAGTGGGCTAGTTTTTCCGGTAAATGAGTCTGAATTAGTTGTAGAACCTTTCCCGTTGCCAGAAGAATGGCCTCGTATTGCTGCAATAGATTTTGGTTGGGATCATCCCACAGCTGTTGTTTGGGTAGCGTGGGATAGAGAAGAGGATCGCGTTTATGTATACGACACCTATCGACAAAGCAAAGCCCCGCCACACGTTCATGCAGCAACCATCAAAACAAGAGGGCCGTGGAACATCGTCTGGCCGCACGATGGTCACCGAAAAGATTCGATGGGCAACCCAGGTCTTGCGGAACAGTATCGGACTTTAGGCTGCAATCTACTTCCGTTTCATTTTGAAAATCCTCCAGCACTCGGGGAAAAGAAAGGCGGTAATTCTGTAGAAGTTGGGATCATGGAAATGTTGCACAGAATGGAAAAAGACCAGTTCAAAGTATTTGCAACACAAAGTGATTGGTGGGAAGAATTTAGGATGTATCACAGAAAAGAAGGAAAGATTGTCGCGCTTAGAGATGATCTTATGTCGGCAACACGATATGCCGTAATGTCACTCCGGTTCTCAACAGAGGGAAAAAATCCAGTTTGGGATAGGGAACTTAAATATCCGCAATTGGGAATAGTATGAACGCAGGAAGAATTTTAGAAGACGAAGATTTTTATACGGGGATGCTCGCGCAATCCCTGATGCCCGAAGGCGGCTCTGAATATATTGCTAATGTAAGTGGTTGGCCGCGCCCCATACGGGGACTGTTATCGGGTAATAGTGGTGGAAATCCTCCTCCTCCAAATATGGGAGGTCAGCAGCCGCCCCCGCCTTCTCCCGAACCAAGTACGCCGCCACCAGAGGCAACGCCAGAGACACCGGAGCCAGCTGCTCCCCGAGCGCATTACAAAGCTCGCGTTTATCCTTACGGAAATCCCTTGTTGGTTGAGATGGGTCAGGCAAGGGTTGGCCCGTATTCATATAAAAATCTGGATGACGGGACAACTGTTCAAGGCGTTGGGGAAAATACGATAAACAGTTCAAGAAATCCTTTTCAGAATCTAATCGGTAACTACGAAGATACAACTAACTATATCGATCGGTGGCAAGGATTAACAAATCAACAATTTTTAGAAAATTCTTTAGCCGCCAGCGTCATTCCTTTTGGTAGCGGAACGACCGCTGATGAGTTAGCTGCTTTCGGATTTAGCGGCACTGGTGCTGACGATTTTGTGGCGGGCAACTACGGCGTTGTTAATCCGTTTGCAGGGTTACTAGTTGGAAGTGATAGTGAATATATTACCCAGCCTGGCGAATATGCTAACAATCCCGATATGTATAACATTATAACAAACGCCGGTTATGTGCCTAATTATGAAACTGGGTATGAAGCCGAGAAATGGGACCCTGACACTGGCACACAAGTAAGAGGAACACAGTTTTTTGATCAAGGAGAACTTGTTCCAGAAGGGTATGGATTTATTCCCGAAAAATCACTTTACACTAATAACGTAATGAACAGTTCGAACGCGCCACAACTTTATGTATACCCAGATGGCAGCGCAGAACTTGTAAGTCCAGATGAAATAGCTGCTAAAAGTTTATTGGATGTGCATTACGCGCCCGCAACTTTAGCTTCTTATCAACAGCCAGATTTCTTTGACACTATGGCGTCAAAAAATCCAGGCGTTGCGCCAGAAGATAACTGGGCAGATCTAGACGCTGACAAGGCAAGACTGTTGAAGTATTACACGCAATATTTTCCCACTGGAACACAATCTGGTGCAGCAACATCAGAAACGGTAGCGCCAACAACCTTTGGCTTGCTTCCCTGAGAATGGATTTATAAATGGATGAATTAAAAGCAAGAATAGATGCAGAGATCACTCAGTCTCTTGGTTACGACGATGAGCTGTCTGATCAACGCAGACTTGCGATGGAGTATTACTACGGGCTGCCTTTTGGTAACGAGATAGAAGGTCGATCGCAGATTGTTGATAGCAGTGTTGCTGATACCATCGAATGGATAAAACCTTCGCTCATGCGAGTGTTTGCGTCTGGCGACAAGATTGTACAGTTTCATCCTACAGGGCCAGAAGATGTTCCAGCAGCTGAACAAGCTTCTGACTACATTAACCATATTTTTACAAAAGATAATCCTGGGTTTGAAATTATGTATTCGTGGTTTACGGATGCATTGTTGCAAAAAAACGGGATTGTAAAGTGCTGGTGGGATGAGACTGACGAAAATGATCGCGAAACATATAGTGATTTAACTGACCTTGAGTTGGAGGCGCTTATTGCTCCGGACTCGGTCGAGGTAATTGAACACACCGCAAATACCGAAGGTTTAGAGGTTACTCACGATATCGTGATCACCCGAGTGGTGACTACTGGGCGAGTTAAAATTGAAAATGTACCTCCAGAAGAGTTTTTAATTTCTCGCGAAGCGAAATCTATTGAGGATGCTAGATTCGTTTGCCATCGATCTAAGAAGACAATTTCAGAGCTTCGTGAAATGGGCTTTGATTTCGATGAAGACGAGATTGGTGGCGACAACCATGAACTTACATCTGAAAGTTCTGCGCGATACGAGTTTGATAACTCCAGTAATTTAGGGCGGGAAAGTACAGAAAAAGCACTAAGGGAAATCTGGGTTTACGAAAGTTACCTAAAGTCTGATCAGGACGGTGACGGCATTGCTGAACTTATTCGTGTGGTTACAGCTGGCAACCTTATCTTGGACCAAGAGCCAGTAGATCGTAAACCTTTTGCAACTTTGACCCCAATAAAGATTCCGCATAAGTTTTTTGGTTTGTCTATGGCAGATTTGACAATGGATCTTCAGCTTATGAAGAGTACATTGCAACGATCATTACTCGACAATATGTATATGCAAAATCATGGTCGTTTTGCAGTGATGGAAGGTCAGGTAAATCTGGATGACCTTCTAACTAGCAGACCAGGGGGAATTGTACGGACAAAAACCCCAAATGCGGTCACACCACTACCAACACCTCCACTCCAGCCTTATGTGTTTGAAACACTCAAATACTTAGATGGCATACGGGAAGAACGGTCTGGAATGACCAAGTATTCTCAGGGCCTTAACGAAGGTGCGTTAACTAGCCATACGACGGCAGCTGCTGTCAGCCAGACAATGACTGCGGCTCAACAACGTGTCGAATTGATTGCTCGCTGTTTTGCTGAAACCGGCGTAAAAGATCTAATGCAAATGATTTATGAATTGGTTCAAAAAAATCAGGACAAAGAACGAATCATTATGCTTCGCAACCAGTTTGTTCCTGTTCGACCGGATATGTGGCGGGAAAAAATGGACTGCACTGTTTCAGTTGGTCTGGGTCATGGTAATCGTGACCAACATCTACGGCATCTTACGACCCTAATGCAGCTGGCTTCTCAAGCAATGAGCGGCGGGTTGTCTTTGATGAACGAGCAAAATCTTTACAACATGGCCTCAGAGTTAATTAAAAACATGGGCTTTAAGGATGTCGATTCGTTTATTACTGATCCCAGAATGGCTTCTCAAGAGCCTTCGGCAAGGGAGCAAATGGCGCAAGCTGAAATGAGCTTAAAGAAAGGCGAGCTAGATATAAAAGTCGCCGAAACTCAGATCAAACAACAGAAATTACAGTTAGAAGCGCAAAAGTTGCAATCGGATAACTCAATGAAAATTGCTGAACTTCAATTAGAAGCGGAGCAAGGTAGACCCGTAGGAATCGGATAACTATGAATGAAGAGCAGCGAGCAGAAAACGCAAGCCGAATCTTAAACGACCCTATGGTTGCGGAAGCGTTTGAACTTTTGCGAAAAGAATTCCTGATTGGATGGGAAAATTCATCCACTCACGATGCGGAAACAAGGGAAACCTTGTGGTTGGGATTGAAAATCCTTTCACGGCTTCAAAGTCATTTTGAGTCCATTATCAGTACCGGACAATTGGCAAAAGCACAAAGAGATTCAAATATCCTGTTTTAGAAAACCTACCTACAAGGATGTAGGGGGAGGGCTATATGCCCTCTTTTTTCATGGAGCTAAATTGTGGACACTCAAGAAGAACCCACAGGCACAATTGCGGAAGCGCAAAAAGCCTTTCTTTCACTTATGGACTCTGAGGACAATGCGTCTGAAGAAGCAACCGAAGTCGAGGAGGCTGAACCTTCAGAAGCGGAAATCGCGTTTGAAGCGGAAGATGAATCTGACGTTGAGAGCGAACAGCTCGAAGCTGAAGAGGAGTCTGATGGTGAACTTGTCGAAGACGAGGACGCAGAATTCTTATTCGAGATAGATGGAAAAGAATTAACTGCTGACGAAGTCAGGAAAGGCTATTTACGGCAGCAAGATTACACCAAAAAAACGCAGTCTCTTGCAGAACAACGAAAGGAGATTGAGAGTGTTACTCAGAAGTATCAAGCTCAACTCCAACAGATTCAAGCCGAGAGACAACAGTACATTCAGCACTTAGATGCGCTTACCCAAAATCAAGAAACTAATAAGTTTGAGAATATTGATTGGGATAGGTTAAGAATGGAAGACCCCCTTGAATTCGTTACTAAGAGACAGGAGTTGCAAGAGCAGAAGGAAAAAGCTATTGAACTCCAAGATCGTCAAAAACAAGTTCAAGCTCGTATGGCGGCAGATGAAAGTGAAAAGTGGGCCAAGGTAGTCGAGATTGAGAAAGAAAAACTCATTTCTGCGTTACCGGAATGGGGACAAGAAGATTCCCAGAGGCAACTAGCAACAGAACTCCGAAGCTACGCGCAAGATCTTGGTTATGTTGAACGCGAAATTGATTCTCTTATTGATCATCGTTCTTTTTTGGTTTTACACAAGGCCATGATGTATGACCGATTACAGGGCGCTAATCCGAAGGCTAAAAAGCTAAAAGGCAAGCCGAAGGTGATCAGAGCGGGTAAAGGAAGTTCCAGATCTCAAGAGCAAAGGAATGTACTCAAAAACAAACGTAACCAACTTAAAAACACTGGTCACATTCGTGATGCAGCGAAAGTTTTTGAGGATTTTATTTAAGGAGTTAAATAATGGCTGTTCCTTCAGGTACTAGACAAGTACATGGCGCAATCGGTGTGCGCGAGGACCTGGCAAATGTCATCTATGATATTTCGCCTACCACTACTCCATTTCTGACAGGGTGCGGACGCGAATCTGCTGATAACGTCCTGTTTGAGTGGCAAACTGATGTTCTCGCGGCTGCGGCTGCAAACCGTCACATTGAAGGTGACGATAGCACAGCAAGTGCTGTTACTGAAACTGTTCGTCTGCAAAACTACACGCAGATCTCAAAAGAGACTGTGTCGGTTAGTGGCACGGCAGATTCGGTAGACTTTGCTGGCAAATCACGCAATGAGATGGCCTATCATATGGCCCGTTCTGCTCAGACTCTCAAGCGCGATATGGAGAAGATGTTGATGGACAACGTTGCGAAGAGTGCTGGTTCTGCCAGTGCTGCTCGTCAGACTGCTGGTCTTGGGTCTTGGGTTGCCAGCAACTATCACACTCTTGGAACCGGTTCTACAGCTGGAGCTGCAAGTGCTGGCACTGGTACGAACGCGGCGACGGCTGCAACGACAAAAAACGCTATCACGGAAGCCGGTATGAAAACGGTTATTCGAGAGTGTTTTGACAATGGTGGTGAACCCGACACGATTATGGTTGGTGCCTTTAACAAACAGGCAATCTCTGACCTTACTCAGTCAGTTTCATCGCTTCAAACCAACGCTGACAAAGTAGCGCCAGCACACGTTGTTGCTGCTATTGATGTTTATGTTTCTGATTTTGGAACGCTCAAAGTGATCCCAAATCGATTCCAGCGCCCAGAAGATGCTTGGTTCTTAGATATGAACTACTGGAACATTGCTTATTTGCGTGACTTCCGCACGGAAGATCTTGCAAAAACGGGCGATAGCCAGAAAAAGCATATGCTGGTTGAGTATGGTCTGATGTCGAAAAACGAGAAAGCTTCCGGCTTCCTCGCGGACCTTACCACTTCTTAATCTAAGAAGTAATTTAAGAGAGGGGGCCTTTTGGCCCCCTTTTCTTTTTATGCCCCTCACGGGGCTTTTTTTATGGCTAAGAAAAAACAAAAAAAAGAAAAAGATATTTTCAAGTTTCTTGAAAAACAATTTGAAGAAATGGAACAGGAAAGGCTTGAGAAAAAGCAGTGGGCAAATCCTGGGCCATCAAATATAGGCGGCAAAAAGAGGTACTGGACGAATGGCGGATAGAAAACCACTTGAGCGTATATCGGACGTATCGACCGATTGGATAGATGAGCCAGACGGCACGGTAACAATCGAGACATATCAAGATGCTGAACAAATATTGGAAGACAACAAGCGCCGTTATAACGCGCATGGAGACTCCCGCACATTTGGAAAGCTTAATTCAGACGGTTTTCACAAAGCTGCCTCAATTCCGGTAACGGTATGGGAGCAATGGGTAAAAGAAGATCCTGAAATTGCGAAAAATCCCAAATTACTTTTCAAGAAACTTAATGATCCTGAGTTTCGTTATTTTAAAACAACCCCTGTAAGGCTTTAATCATGTATAGACGCGACGATTCTGGTGCATATAACAAATGGGATGTACAAAGCGCTGTCACAGTAGGCGCTTCTGCTTCCGCAACTAATGTGTCCAACGCAAAAATAATTGGCGTTCACACTGATGGTGAAATTTATTTCAATTTTGCCACTGGTTCGACTCCATCTGTTAGTTCTGCTAACGACTTAAAACTTTCTTCTGGGCTTACTTTTTTAAATGTGCCTCGAAGTATGTCGGTCACTGACCCCGCTGTGTATTTACACGCTCAAAGAGTTGGCTCTTCAGATATAACAATGAGGGTTGTATTTCTCTAATGGCAATAAATTCTTATGCCAATCTAAAGACTGCTTTAGCAAACTGGCTTGATCGAAGCGATTTGACAAGCCGCCTTGATGAATTTATTGAGCTTGCGGAAGCTCGTATTGCTGATGATCTACGCATACGGGCGATGGAGACAACTGTTACACAGGCGCTCACTGGAGGCACTCGCAGTTACGCATTGCCAGCAGGATATTTACAAGCGCGGAATTTTCAAATTAATACAGATCCCATTACTGCTCTTGAGTACATAACTCCAGAAATGATGGATCGCATTTGGGCGGGCAGCACAAGCGGTAGGCCAAGCACTTATACGATTTTGGGTGATAACTATATCTTGGGTCCATCACCAGATTCAGCAGACACGCTTGAGATTACTTACTACAAAGAATTTACCGCGCTTAGTGGCTCTGCAACAACTAATTGGTTAATTTTAAATCGACCGAACATTTATTTGTACGCTTGCTTGTTAGAAGCTAGTCCTTTTTTAGGTAGCCCAGAAGAAGCACAGGTTTGGGCAACTTTTTACCAAGAGGCGATAGACCGAATACAAAATGCTGACTCAAGAGATAGATTTTCTGGATCAGCTCTGACAGTTAAAACAACGGCAGGGAACCCGTAATGCTAAGTAATTTTATTATTTCAAAAGGAAGTTTTGTCGTAAAGACAAACCCAACTGGATCTGGCGCTTTACCCGCTGGTACAACATCGCAGCGCGATAGCTCGCCACAGTCTGGTTACATTCGTTACAACAGCACAGATGGATCGTTTGAGGGATACGACGGATCAGCCTGGGGCGCAATTGGAGGTGGAGGCGCATCAGGCGGGAACGGGGAAGCTGCAATCTTTGAGAATGATGTCACTCTCGATGAAAACTACACCATGACCGTAAACATGAACGGTGTTTCTGCCGGACCAATCACAATTGCTTCTGGAACCACAATTACCGTTGGCGCAACCAACACGTGGGTGATCGTATGAGCACTATAAACGTAAACGCAATCGACAAAGAGTCTGGCTCAACACTTACGTTGGGTGGGTCGGGTACGCAAGTCACCCTTCATGCTTCAGCAACTTCATCTGGCTTCTCAAGCGGATTTAATTCAATACAAGTTTTCACCTCATCAGGAACTTGGACAAAACCAAGCGGAATTACGAAAGTCAAAGTCCATGTCATTGGTGGAGGTGCGGGAGGCGGTGGTGGACGCACTTCGTACAACTACTCCGGCGGTGGCGGGGGAGCGGGTGGAAACCTAATCAAAGTTTTAGATGTCAGTTCGATTTCTTCGGCAACAATTACTGTTGGTGCGGGATCAGTGGGAGGACTTGTCAACGCTGACGCTTCCGATGGCGGGACATCAACATGGGCAGACGGCACAAACACGCTCACTGCGAATGGCGGTGTCGGAGGATTGCAAGGCGGCAACAATAACGGAAGTTTTGGAGGCACAGCAACAGGCGGTGACATTAACGCTCAAGGCGGTGCGGGTTCAACGTGGGTAAAAAACCCAAGTTCGTCCCAAACTGGATGGCAAGCGGGTATTGGTGGGTTGAGCGGGTCTGGATTCGGGGGAACTGGCGCGACAAACCACGACACTGCGACTGGCGGTCGAAACAACGCTACGGGCTATGGGCATGGAGGGTCTGGTGGACCAGTTCAAACAGGCGTGAACGCTTCTGGCGGTAACGGTGCGGGTGGCTTAATTTGGGTAGAGGAATTTAAATGAAATACGCAATAGTGAATTCAGGAATTGTTGACAACATTGTTGAATGGGATGGCGTTTCTGAATTCAACGTGGACGGCGTTCTTGTCGAAGCAGATGCCAACGCATGGATCGGCGGTGTTTACGCTGACGGCGCATTTGTTGCACGACCACCATCACCAGAACCAGAACTAACACCAGAACAAATACAAGCAGAAGCCGACAAAGCATCCGGTATAGCCAAACTTCAAGCACTGGGATTGACTGACGCAGAAATCGAGGCATTAAAATCATGAGCAGTGAAATTAAAGCAAACAAGATAAGCCCTGCTACAGGTACGGCTATTACATTAGGTGATTCAGGAGATACGTTTACAGTGCCATCAGGTGTGACACTGACAAACAATGGGACTGCTTCGGGC